GTGGCGTACCCTCGTCGACGAATGGCTGTACGCTACGACAGAGGCCACGCGTGGAAATACGATGCCATTGCGTACCTTCGTTAACGTGCGCCTCGCCGAGACATGGGAGGATCGAGGCGAGAGCGTGGACCTCGGCAGCCTGGAGGCGCGTCGTGAGGTGTGGGAGGCTCTGCCGCAGCGCGCCAGGGTTCTGACCGCCGGCGTCGATGTCCAAGACGATCGCCTCGAGGTCGAAGTCGTCGCGTGGGCGGCAGGTATGGAGTCGTGGTCCGTGGCCTATTATGTCATCCCGACCGACCCGCTCGACGCTCAGACATGGGACGATCTCGACGAGCTGTTGCTGCGCACGACCTGGCCGCGCGCAGATGGTGCAGTGATGCGCGTCAGGGCGTCGTGCGTAGATAGCGGGTTTCGTTCCCAGGCTGTCTATGATTATGCGACTCGTCGGCGCAAGGCCCGGATCTATGCGATCAAGGGCGTGTCCACGCAGGGAGCCCCTATCTGGTCGGCCAAACCGCGGAGGGGCGGTCGCAACAAAGACACCGGCACATTTCACACAGTGGGCACGCTGGCGAGCTGCGATGCCGTAGCAGCCTACCTGCGTGTGACGCGCCCGGGTCCTGGGTACTGCCATATTCCGTCCGACCGCGCCCCAGAGTGGTTCGAGGGGATGCTCGCGCAGCATCGCGTTCCGGTCCCCGGCCGCGACAAGCGCCCGCGCTTCGAGTGGCGGAAAAAGGCGGGTCATTTGCGCGATGAGCCCTGGGATTGCCGCCGCTACGCTCTGGCGGCGCTACATGCGCGCCTGGCAGAGGGCATCAAACTAGGCGACCCTGCGCCGGTCGAGGACGCCGTGGACTTGCGCCCCACCGCGCCCGACGCTATCGATTGCGCCGTCGAGTTAGCGACCGTTCCGATTGCGCCGCCGAAACCTGCGCCGAGACCCGCTGAATCATCCGTCCAAGGGCATCATCCGCGCCGGAAAGCTCGTCCGAGGGGGCCATGGCTGACAGATCCATGGGGCTAGTTGCATATAGTGCGATGTGATGGTACGATCCGCCATGGAAACCTACCCATGGCGCTCACATGGCATTTACGGCCCAGGACGTCGCGAATCTTAAGTCCGCTCTCGCGACCGGTGCGACGAGCGTACGTGTCGGAGATAAGCTCGTCGAGTACCGCAGTCTCGCCGATATTCGCGCCATTCTCCAGCAGGCCGAGGCTGAAATTTCCGGCGCGAGCCCGAGGCGCGTCCGTTTTGTCGATTATGACGGCGGTAGACTCTGATGGTCCATCCGCGCAAGCGCACACCGCGCCTGCAAGCCGCCCGCGGAGTAGACCTCCAGGCGGCCAATGTCGCGGAACCGGAGCCCTCGGAGCGGCCCAGGAGAATGGTCGACCGCCTAGCCTATGAGGGCGCGTCCAATAGCAGGGCGATCGGAAAGTGGCGCACCGCGCGCTCCGAGGCGGACTCCGAGTGGGCTTCCGGCGCAGTCACGCTGGCGCAGCGTTCGCGCGATACCGTTCGCAACGTTGGGCTCGCGCGCCGCGCGCTGTGGCAGATTTCCATGCACCTGGTCGGCACGGGCATCCGTCCGCTGCGCGCCGACCACCGCGCCCTGGCCCTGTGGGCGCAGTGGGCCAGGCGCCCGACTACCGAGAGCCGCCTGACCGTCTATGGCCTCCAACTCCAGGCGGCATTGTCTATGCTCGAGTCCGGCGAGACGTTGATCCGACGCCGCTACCGACGCCCCGCCGACGGCCTACCAGTCCCGATGCAAGTCCAGCATCTCGAGTCTGATTTCCTCGACGAGACGCTGACGCGGCAGCTCGCTGCCGGTCAGATCGTGCAGGGAGTGGAATTCGATTCCATCGGCCAGCTTTCCGCCTATCATTTGCGCCGCCAGCACCCCGGTGCGTACTTCGGCGGCGTGTCCGGCGTGCGGACAGACGTCGTGCGCGTTCCCGAGTCCGAGGTCGCCCATCTCTACGTCGAAGCACTGTCGCGCCCTGGGCAGACGCGCGGTATCCCATGGCTGACACCTACTCTCCTGCGCCTGCGGCAAATGTCCGATTACCGAAATTCCGAAGCCATGCGTAAGCGAAACGCGTCATCCCTGTCCGTGCTGGTGACCGGTGCCCCCGCCGTCATCCCCGAGAGCGGAGGCGACCCGGAGCCCCTGACCGGCGCCACGGTCGTCGACGCCGACGGCCATGAGGTTGAGACCTGGTATCCGGGCACCGTGGCCTACACGCCGGAGGGCGAGGCCGTCACATTTCCGCAGCCGCCAGCAGATCAGTCATATCCCCTATACATGGCCTGGGAACTCCATGAGGTCGCGGCCGAAGTCGGTGTGCCCTACGAACTCTTGACCGGCGACCTTTCTGGAACGAATTACAGCTCCATCCGCTACGGCCTGATCGCGTTCAAGCGCCTAATCGACGTCATCCGCGAGACGGTCATTGTGCCGCTGCTATGCGATCGCCTATGGTCATGGTTCATCGATGCCGCCATTCTGGGCGGCCAGCTTCCGGCCGCTGAATATCCCTGTGAGTGGTCGACGCCCGCCTGGCCAGACGTCGACGAGGAGAAGGCCGCCATCGGCGCGCAGAAACTCATCCGCGCCGGACTGTCGACCCTGCGCGCCGAGATCACAGCCAGAGGCCATGACGCCGACACTGTGCTTGACGAGCTCGAAGCCGAGCGCCGCGACCTAGAGGCGCGCGACCTCGCGACCGATAGCGACCCGAACCAGACGACTAACGGCGGTCAGTTTCAGGTCGCGCCAGGCTCCTCCACCGCTTCGCATCCGCCTGCCGAGCCCACCGAGTAACATTATGTTACAACGTCCTTGACGGGGCGTGTAACGTTTCGTTACGATATGCGCAGGCAACCTGCCCTGCGTGAGGCATGGTAGATTCGATCGCCCGACTGGACGCGAGACGCGAGACCCTCGCCATCGGAGAACGCTGCACCCTGGCGCCCGAGACCTGGAATCCGAGAGACCGTACCCTGGATATCCTCGTCTACGGCGGCGAGGCGATGCAGCGAAGCAATCTTTTCGCCGAGCCGTATCAGATTGTCTTCGATCTCTCCGACGACGCCATCGACATGACCACGCTGAACAGCGGCCACGCCCCGTTTATTATGGGTCATGCGAACTACAACGATGTCAATGCGTTGATGGGCGTCTTTTCTGCCGGTTCGGCCACCGTAAATTCGTCCGGCCTGACGGCACGCATCGCTTTGCGCGACGTCTCGGCATTGAGCGTCGACAACCCCCTGCGTATGGCTGTCGATGCAGTCGAACAAGGGGTATCCCGCTCGGTGTCGATGGAAGTCGAAATCCTCGAACGCCGTATCGCCCAGCGCAAAGATGACGCCGATCTGCACACTGTGACGAAATGGCGGCCTGTGGCCGCCGCTTCCGTGCTTTTGGGCGCGTCAGCGTCAGCCACCACGCTGGCAGCCCAGCCCCCGGCGCTCTCACACGCGGCCGGAGCCGCGTCAAATCAGGAGGATACCATGTCAGATTCGATCAATGCGGCTCCGGCGAACCCGGAGACCCAGCCTGTGGACGTCGAGACCGTGCGCCTCCAGGCGCAGACCGCCGAGCGTGAGCGCATCGCCGCCATTCGCGGCACAGCCGAGCGTCTAGGACTCACGGCAGCCGACGCCGACAAGTTTGTTTCCGACGGCGTTCACGTCGACGCTGCCCGCCTCGCCATGATCGAATTGCGCGCCGAGCGCGACCAGGCGAGCTCGAGCACCTCGACCGGCATCCACGTCGGCGCCGGCCCCGCCGACCACGCAGCGGAGCACGCGACTGAGGCCCTGGCTATGCGCATGGATCCGACCTATCGGCCGGAGAACGCCGAAGTGCTTTCCGCTGTCCGCGTGTGGCGCGGCAAGCGCGTTGCCCGCATGATCGAGGACCTCGCCCTCGTTCATGGCCTCGACCTTTCTGGTCGCAGCGAGCGCGAGATCATCAGCACCGCAATGGGCGCCCGCCGGGTCGAGAAACTGACGCATACTACGTCAGATTTCCCGCATTTGTTCGGAAATGCCTTGAATAAGGTTCTCGCCTTCGGGTTCCTCGAGGCCCCGCGGACCTTCGCCGCCTGGTGCCAGCAGGACACGACGCCCGATTTCAAGCAAATTTCGCTTCTTGGCCTGGGCGAGGCCGCGGATCTGGTGGCCGTGCCCGAGGGCGCGCCCTACCCCATGACGAGCCTGTCCGAGGCTCGTGAGGTCGTGACGCCCGCCAAGTATGGCGAGATGGTCGCATTGACGTGGGAAATGGCGATCAATGATGACTTGTCGGCGTTTTCGAATGTCGGCGGCCGCATCCGCAACGCTGCGCTGCGGCTTGAGGAGTCATCTGCATATTCCGTCTTGACCCTGAACGCCAACATGCGCGACAGCATTCCCCTGTTCGACCTGGCCGGCCACGCCAACGTCGGCACCGCCGGCGCCATCAGCCCCGCGACTATCGCGGAGTTGCAGGCATTGATCGAGGTCCAGACCGGGCTCGGCGCCAGCGCGCCGCTTAACCTGATGGCGCGNTATCTGGTCTGCACGCCCGGCACAGCCCGCCTGTGGGAGCAGTATGCGAGGCCGGGCTACCAGACGTCGACCGCGGCCGCCGTCCCGACTTCCGATCAGCTCGGTCTCACTGTAGTAGCGAGCCAGTACGCAAGCGGCACCAAGTTCTTCCTCATCGGCGATCCCAGCGTGTGGCCGACGGTGCGTTTCTTCCGCCTGGCCGGCTACGAGAGCCCGACCGTCGAGCAGATCGACAAGCCCGAGTACGACACCGTTGCCTACAAGGTCCGTCACGTCTGCGCGGCCAAGGCCGTCGACTGGCGGAACGTCGCGTATAACGCTGGCGCGTAAGACGATGGGGTGCGGGGGACTCTCGGCCCCCCGCACCCGGCCCGACAGGAGGACAGCATGGCGATGAACCAGATTTTCTCCGGCACCCTGCCGCGTACCATTACGACCGCCGCGCCGATTTCGGCCGGCGATCCGTATTTTCTGAACGGAGTCCTGTACGTCGCCCTGACGACCGCGATCGGCTCCGGCGAGACCATCTCCGCGTTCGTCGATGGAGGGTGGACGCTGCCTGCTACTGCGCTCGAGGCGTGGACCAAGGGCGACGCGCTTTACTGGGATCCGGCGACCGGCTTCCTCACTAACGTCGCGGGCGCCCTTGTCCGCGTCGGCACCGCATATGCCGACAAATCAAACGGTGCATCCTACATCACCGGCCAATGTGACCTGGGGATCGGAGCGTAGCGGCCCACGAGCGCAAAGGGGTTTATCATGGCGACTAACATCAAATACGACCAGACCGACGTTCTAACGTACGTTGCTCCTTCAACGGTTACTAGCGGCAGTCCTATCGTCATCGGTGGGCTCCTCGTGGTCCCATTGGAGGACGCGTCGACCGGCGCCGTTTTCTCCGCCCAGGCCCGCGGCCGCGCATATGTGCCGAAGACATCCGCACAGGCGTGGGCGCAGGGCGTCCAAATCTACTGGACCGGCACGACCACGACTAGCGTCCAGACGGGCACCCTGCGTGCCATCGGCGTAGCAGGAGAGGCGGCGGCCAACCCCTCGTCCAACGGCTGGGTCGACCTGGGTCTTGGCATCGAGGCCGATAGCGATGTAGGGACCCTGGCTGCGGACCTGGCGAGCTGCGCGACGGGCAAGGGTACTGCGATCATCGGCGACGAGCTTAGCGGCGGCACCCTCAAGGCGAAAATCGATACCTGCCCGACTATGGCCGCCGCGGCTGTCAGCGCGGCGCAGATCATAGGTTCGGCCGGCGTCGACCGGTCGCAGGCCGCCTATGGCGGCGTTTTCGTCGTCGCGGCGGCTTCCGGCGCCGGCGGCGGCGCCAAGATCGCGCTGGCAGAGGAGACTGGTTCCGGCGCCCACACCGTCGCGATCCAAGCCCCGGATGCGCTAGCGTCGGACATCACAGTGACCCTGCCGACCGAAGACCTCGATATGGACGATATCGTCTCTACTTTCGGTGGCGCTGATCTCGTCACGAGCCAGGTCACCGTCTCCAACGGATCCGCCACCGGTTCTAGCGCCGCCGATCCCGCATGGATCGGCGCGACCGTCTATTCGTGCTGCTGCGTCAGCGGCGGCGAGCAGATCGTACAGTCAGTGGCCGTCGCCGGCGATGGCGCGATCACCGTGACGCTAGCGGCAGCTCAGGCGGCCGGCGATGCCACGTACACACTGATCGGGCTCCTGTAATCGAGGCGATAGATGGCTCTCCGCGATGCGCTTTCCGCCTCCTGCCAGACATCCGCCCGCGCGGTGTGGGGGCAGGCAGTCGACTATGCGTATGCGGCCGGCGGCTCTGACACGCTCACCGACGCGGTCATGGACGAGATCTGGATCGAGGTCCTATTGGACGGCGTGCCAAACTCGCGCCTCGCGCCTATCCTCGACGTGCGCCTCGATAGCATGTCCAGTCCCCCGAAGCAGGGCGACGTCTATGAGACCAACAGCGTCGAATACAAGGTGACGGACGTCCAGCCCGACGCCCACGGCGGCGCGCGNCTCATCAGCATCCGGGTNTANTATGGACGGCACGACCCTCGCCCAGATGGTCGAGGCGACGCGGGCCATCCTGGCCGCAGCGACGCTGCCCAGNTCCCCTACGCTCTATCCGTGGCGCATGCTGCCGGTGCAGTCCGACCAGTTGCCCTGCGTGACNATCTGGATCGATTCNGCTAGCGATGATGCACAGACGCGCAGTCGTTCTCCGTCGGTGCGTTTCCTTCGCACCGTCAATCTGACCATCCGCGCAATCTACGCAGCCACCGATGACACCGGCATCGGATCGGCTTTGAGCGCCGCCGAGGTCGCGATTCAAGACGCGCTGTGGGGCTCGTCGACGTGGCTCGCGCTGTGGCATGATCTGCCCAGCGTCACTATGCGCCTTGAGGCCGACATCAGCGGCGACACGCGCCTGCTGGCTGTGACGTTATCCTACAGCGGGACGTTCGATATTGCCCGTTGGCTGACGGACGAGACGATTGCCGCCGACAGGATCCACGTCACCAGCGACATGAGCCCTGCCACGGACCTGGAGAGCGAGGTGGAGCTATGAGTTTCGGCGTACCGATCAAGGTTCGCTCTTTGCGCTCCCACATCGACGGAGCACGTATCCGCGCTGTCGGCGACTATTTCACGGTGGTTTGGTCTGTCTANTGGGCTCGCCGCTTGCGCGATGGCGATATCGAGATCATTATTGACGTTCCCGCTCCCGCTCGGCCGCGGCCGACCAAGAAGGAGGCCTGACGATGACCGGATCCATCCCGACGATGATCAACGTGCCCGGAACCGTCGGTGTCCTGAACGCCTCGCGCGCAAACACTTCCGGCGGCGTTCAGCAGCCCGTCTACCTGGTCGGCGAGTATCTATCGCTGGGCAGTGGCTACAGTGCTGATACGCCCTATGCTGTTTCGAGCCCCGCTGCCGTCGGGGACATTGCCGGCCGCGGCTCGATCATGCATCGCATGTCAATCGCCTACTTCGCCCAGCGGCCCGCTGGCCTGCCGACTTACTGCGTTCCCGTCGAGAGCCCCGTCGGAGGCACTGCCTCGACCGGCAAGATCACATTTTCCGGCCCAGCGACTGCCGATGGCGGGATCTACCTGCGCATCGCCGGGCAGGACATCGTGCTGCCGGTCGCCAGCGGCGACACCGCCGATGACATCGGCGCGGCTCTTGCCCTGGCC